GTCTCGACCTTGTCGAACTGAAAGATCAGCGGCGGGCCGGAGTAGGTGGCGCGGACAATCGCGCGCTCCATCAGGATCGTGCAGTATTCACCGCCGACCATCCCGGTAATGTTGCCAGCGTCAGGTATGTCTTGGAAGTCGGACTGCTCGGTGCCAGCGGTCCAGCTTGTGATGTCGTTGAAGCCCGACCACTGGACGCGGTACGGCAGGCGGTTGCCCGACCCATCCTCGACGTTGCCCAGCCACACGAAATCGCGCACCACCGCAATGAAGTCAGCGTCCGGCGGTGAGCCAGCCAGATCGGCGAAGAGGCTGCTGGTGCCAAGCGTGTAGCGCTGTGGCGGCACACCAATGCCGCCGACTGCGATCACGTCAGTGCCAAACTGCACGAACCGCCACCGCTCTTCCGGCGCAGTCAATGTGTAGTTGCCGGACTTCGAGATATTGTCGAGGCCGCTATCACTGCTGTCGAATTGATACAGCTTTGTGGTGTCGCCCGCAAACAGCTTGACGTTGCCGGTGTTGTCCTTAGCCGCAAACACGCCATTTATGTCTGCGTCTGCCGCGCCGGAGTACGCAACGAACTCAGGCAGGCTGCGATAACCGCCAGCCGCAGGGATGACGTTCTCGGCTTTTGTGACGCCGGGGTTCGAGTAATCGGGCTGATCAGGCAGCCAAGGGCCAAATTCTATCATTGCTGGTGCCAAACCTCGCTGCCTACAGATACTTGCGACCAGACCTCAGAGCCTGCCGCAATATCTGTCCAAGTCTCTGTGCCGTCGGCGACTTCTGACCAGTCCTCGCCCAGCACCTTGCCGCGCATTGTAGCAGACATTGATGCGTCAGCGGAACCGGACATGACGAAAACGCCCACAGAAGCGCCTGTGGCGTCCATAGACACGCTTGCGCTACCTGTATCGAAGAAGACGGCGAGACACGCGCCAGTGACCGTCACAGAGGCGCTGGCGGCACCGTCAAAGCCGCGTATGCGGTCGCTGTCGGATGCCACCGTAATCGCGACGCTTGCAGCGCCATCCATCCGCGCGATAAACGCTGCGGTGGCGGCAACAGACGCAGCGCCGGTGACTGATGCGTCGAACGGCCTGACGCGCCCAAAGGCTGCGGCGGTGGTGGCGGCAACAGATACCGCCGCATCAAAGCCGCGAAGCCGGTCCACTCCAGATGTTGTCGTGACCGCAGTGGAGGCCGCGCCGTCAACAAACTGGACGCGCTTGGCGTCGCCCGTTGTCGTGACCGCAACGCTGGCGGAACCGGACATATGCTGGACGCGCTGCGCGTCTGTGGACTGCGTGATCGCAATCGCCGCAGCGCCGTCAAACGGGACGCTGAACTGGATTTGCGCGTTGACGCTTGCCGCGCCGGTTACGCTGGCCGCGACAGAGAAGAAGTCAAACGAGAGGCTGTCGAGATCGCCAAAGGTGTCGGCGTTGTCGAGGCTGCCGACAATGCTGTCCAGTTCTTCGAGGGTCGGCTCTTTGGTAAAATCCGCACGAAGCAGATCAGCGTCCGTATCGAAAGAGCCGACAAAGGCGTCAATCGATCCGGTAAGCTGATCTAGGTTCGGCTTCGTGATCGCCACAACAGCACCTACGCTGCTGTAACGTCGAGATCACCCGCTGCGATTTTCAGAACGTCGCCCGATGCGATTGTCTTCGCGCTGGTAAACGCGCCGTGAATAAGCAGGTTACCGGATGACGCCGCATCGAAGATACCGAAATGGGAGATCGAACCCCACGTTCCGGTAGCTGCCGCAAACTCAATCGCCGCAGTGTTGTCAGTCGTGCCGCCAGAAGCCGCATCAAACGCAGCCGCCACACGGCTGTAGTTGCTGCCGCTCAGTTCGGTGCCGCTATTGTCGTCAGCAAACGACCCGGTCGAAAGCCCGATGTAGACCGTCGATGGGTGGGTGTATGCCGTTGTTCCGAGAACGTGATCTAGGATTTTGTTCTCTAAGTAATCACTCATTGCAGACATTATTTAACTCTCCACTGCTGCGTTTTGACGGGCGTAAATACTGCTGATTTGCAGCGAACCCGTGCCGTAATGCGCGCGCTGCTCATCGACCTTGATCTGCTCAAGGGCGAGGTTGAAGCGTTGCAGATACTGCGACGCACGCTGTTCATCAAGCAGGTAAGCATACGCCTCTGCGAGCGATCCGTATAGGTAGGCATCCGGCGAGCGGGTCAAGATATTATTTGTGGCGTTGCTGTCAGACAGCGCCGTGATCGACCCAATATAGATAATCTCGGCGGTGTAGCTGTCGTCCGGCACAGGGCGCATCTTCATCTCGTCGCCGATAATGCTGAAGCCCTTCGGCTTGCCGACGCCGCCGGATGAGAAGTTGCTGTCGAGCGCGACCGGGCTGTAATAGGTCAGGACCGTCAGCGGTGTCGTGTTCAGCTTGACCTCGCGCACCTCGCGCAAGTCTGTTGGCAGCGCAATGTATTCGTCGCCGCTGGTCAGCGTCGCCGTGGCGCGCTTCTCCTGTGACCGTGTCTCCAGTTCGCGAGACATCGTCGCCTCTGCAAGTTGGATAAAGTCGGGGATGACGCTGGTCAAATCGTCACGCGCGAGGAAGTTGGCTATTGCCGTCTTCAATTCGGTGTAGGTCGAAATCGCCATTATAAATGTCCGCCGCCCGTTCTGAATGCCCGGTTTTCACTGTCGTTCAGCCAAGCCTTCCACGCCTTTGGATTTTCGCGCATCGGGCCAAACTTCTCCAGCAAGTGATTGTACACTACGTTTGGGATTTCCGCCACATGCTGCATGTGACGCTGCGTGTTGCCGATCATTGATCCGGGCTGGTAGTCGCCCGACATCTGCTTGTTAAGTTTTAGCAGGCCGCCAAATTCCTGCCGCTGCTCAATAACAGAAGACCCGTCGCTGTTCTGCTGCAAGGTGACTTCCTTGCGGGTGCGCGGGTCGGTGTATAGATATCTTTTCATTCTGTCCTCATAGAGGAGAGGGCAGCCAAAGCCGCCCTCCCGCTAGATTAGGAGCCGTTCAGATCAAGGATCATGCTATGCGCTTTGGGCGCAGTTGGCTTGAGCGCCCACTCGCACAGGATGTGCGTGTCGGTTGCGTCGCCAGTCTTGGCCAAATCTTCCTCAAGGAAGTTACGACCGTTAAGCGTGCAGAGTGACACGAAGTCCGGGTCGATCAGGAAGATACGGTCATTCCCAAGCATTCTGGAGGGCGTGGCCTCAACACTACCGAAATCTCCCATAAAGACGCTAGTGGACCCCACATAGGCCACCTCTTTCGCGGCGGTCATGTTCACGTCGTTGCTGACAAGGTTACCAGTCGCGGACAGGTCCGAGAAGTTCGCCTTGTTAGTGGCCGACATGATCATCATGCGTGGGTTGCCACCGTCGGTCCAAGCGTCCTGCTGCGCGTCCTCAATGAGGGCAAGCGTCAGTGCGCGGTCAGTACCGCCGGTTACTGCGTCAGTGCCGTCGCCAGTAGCGAAAGCGCCGTCGCCAGCACCAACAGAGCCGTTGGTGATCCAGCAAGACAGAGACGCCGACTTGCGTGGCTCAGAAGAAGAGCGAGCAACGTCTGTGTCGCCAATCATCTTTTCGATGTCGCGACGCAGTTCCAGTGCCTTCAGCACCTTCTGGTAGTTGTGTTCGCGCTCGCGACCTGCCGTATCTACAGCATCGAGGGTCCCACTCGTAGCGAAAACCTTTTTGCTGATCTGGTGATAATTTCCAACACGGCTGGTCGGCGTGGCCGCCGCAGTCGCTGTGTCTGCACCTTCGTTGTGATAGTTCGTGGCGCTGGCTGAAGCCAATTCCTGAACCTGCCACTCGGTGAAGATACCGTTGGAAGTTTCCTTCTTAACGTTTGAAAATATTGGCGTTTCAGCAGGGTCGATGCGGTAAATCACATCTGCCAGCTGTTCGCGCTCACCTACTGCGGCGCTTGTGGAGAACGTCGTCATGACTTTCTTTCCTTTTCAAGTTGCGGGTCTACTTGCGACCCATTAGATACTCAACAGCAGCGTCCACCGTTCCGGCGCTTTCAAAGCGCTTTCGGGCATCACGCTGAGAACGGGTAGCAACTTCGCGCTTGGTCTTTGGTCGCCCTGCCTTGGCCATCTTCGGTGCTTTGCGGGTGCGTTTCTTGGCGGCGGGGGCTTTGTCTTGTAGCTGGTCCCAGCGCCACGCTTTATAGAGAAGCTCAATCGCGCGCGCGTCAGATGCGTTTGCAATCTCCTCTTCACTAAACCCGATCCGCTTTTGAGCGTAAGAAATCACTTCCTTGCGCTCTGCGTCGCGAGTGTCCTCATCCTGCCACGCAGGGATGCGGTTAAGCATTTCGCCACGCTGCACTTCTAAGTGCTGGCGCAGGCTCTGCTCTTGCTCGCGAGATTGCTCCGCCGCGATACGCTGACGCTCGACCTCGACCTGCTTCTGGTATTCCTTCTGCTGGTCCCAATCGGTCTTCGCCAGAAACAAATCACGTTCGGTCATCGTCTCGGCCAATGCTCTCCAGTCAGGTTCCTGATGGGTTGCCTGATGGATTTGTGCAGCCACTTGATCAAGTTGCTGCGCGTAAGCGTCTCGAAGTTGTTTCGTCTCAGCTTGCTCCGCCTCAAAGGCTTTGCGCTGCTCGGCTAACTCCATCGAACGCTTAGTGTACGCCTGCTGCCGCGAGTAACCACTCCGAAGTTCGTCAAGGTCTACCTCTAGTTCCTGACCGTCCACCTTCACGGTGTAGGTCTGGACAGGCTCCTCTTCGTACTCGTCATCGTCATCCGCCTCGTAGGCGTCTTCGCCCTCATCGTCCTCCTCGTAATCCTCTTCGACGGTCGCGTCTGCGTTCTCCGCCTCCGGCTCATACGCCTCGGTCTCAGGCTGTTGAGGCTCTTGTGCCTCGACCTGCTCTTCTGTCACAGTGTCCTGTGCGGGTGTGTTTAGAAGAGAAATTGCATCATTAAAAGAAATGGGGCCGGTTCCTTGCGGATTGTCGGACATAAAAAACTCCTAGTTTACGCGGCTGTACCGCTTAAATTCGTCAAGCTGCGCTTGTGCCAGCTTACCATCCTCGACAACGCTCTGGAAGTACCCCTTGACTGCGTTAAGTGCCTGCATCAGTTGGAATAGCTTCTCGCGTGCCTCTTCATCGTCGATGCCGGATGTCTTCCAAGCGTCGACAAACTGCTCGTCGAGGAACTCAAACGCCTCAACAAAAAGTTCGTTTCGCAGCAGTGCTGCGGCTTTTTCGGCGCGAGCCTGTCGCTGCCGTGTCTTGCCCTCGTTCATCCCAGCAATGTGTACCCTGTCAGTTTCGGCGCGTTTGTATAATATTCTGGAGATATAGCACCTTGCTGACGGAAAGCAAGGTTCGCCGCGCCAAAGTCTGCCGGGGTGCCAAAGCCTGCGCCGTAGCGCTCTTGGAAGCCCATCAAGCCCTCTGGAGCCACATCCAGAAGCCCCATCCTCGCATACTGTGCGCCGGGTGTTCCGGGCGCGCCGGGAGGCGGCGTCGTACCGGGAGGAGGTGTTGTCCCGCTGCGCGTGTCGAGGCGGCACGCCTGCAAACCTTCATCAAAGATGTACCCGTCGGGGCATTTTTTGTCATCCGTTGACGCGGCCGCCTCTCGCCTTCTGTTCATTTCTTCAATGTCAGACTGGTACTCGTGTGAACTGTCGTAATTACCATAACCCGGCCCCGGCGCAATAATGTCTCTGTAGGGGTGGTCTGGACCGGGATCAAATCTGTTGCCCCCGTACACCACGCCGCCAAATGCGTTGGTGCTAAGTTCGCCCATAATTTTGCCCTTGCTGTTAAAAACAGGCTGACCAAGTCCAAGGCGCAAGTCCTCTTGCGGAGTATTCAAACCTGTAATTGCTGAAAGTATGTTCCCAAGGGGATTAGAGGAGTTCATGTATTCCATGACCGCCGGAGCATTTGATCCATATCTAGCAAAATAAGCGCCCGGTCCGCTGGCAAGTTGTCCCGGCGTGAAGCCCATCGCTGGGGTGCCAACCATCATAGCGCGATTTTGCGCCGCTTGCCGCGCCCGCGCCTCATCTGTGGCCTGAGCATTAGCTAGAGCAACTTCTGTGGCCGTTGGCGTAACGGTCGGCCCAAAGCCAAGGTCGGCTGCGCCGCGAGCGATTGCTTCAGCCTGCTCGGCGGCGCGGAGACGATCAAGGTCAACCGCCTGCTGCGCGGCCAGAGCGTACCGCTCCGCGTCTCTCGCCTTACTGGCGTCAATAGCGGCCTGCATTCTGTCAATCGTTTGGATCGGCTCTTGATACGGGTCTGCATACACATTGGCCATATGCTGTTCTTGCAAAGAGCCACCGCCCACGTCTGTGGACATATTAGCAGAGGCTCTCGCCGCTGAAGTTCTCTCCTGTTGAGAGCGACTGCCACCCGTGTAATCTAATCTGGCCATACCTAAACCCTCGGCAAGTTAGTTGATATATCAGCATCGGTGACGGCCTTCGCGACGCGAAGTTCGGCCTCTGCCTGTAGTTCTTGGCGACGCAGTTCCATCTCCATCGTCATCTTCTCGCGCTGTAGCTGGATGTCCGCCTGCATCTTCTCGCGCTCAAGCTGCATGTCGGCCTGCGCCTTGGCACGATCCATCTCGATTTCCTGCTGCATCTTCAGCATCTCAGGGTCAGGCTGCGGTGCCTGCTGCTGTTGCTGCTGCATCATCATCTGCTGCTGGATCATCTGCGGTGAGTTGAAGAACTGATCCGCATCCTTGAACCCGCCGATCTCGGCAATCGAACGCAGCGTGTTGACGTACTGAGGCATCGACACAATCGGGTTCTGCGGGCCAAGCTGCATCAGGATTTGTTCCTGCTTGGCCGCGATCTGCGTCAGGAACGCGATCTTGGTCTCGTCGTCTGTGGTGCCAAGCCCGACCTGCACGACCGTGTCAAACTGCGACTTCCACTCCGCCGGGTTAATCGGCACAAAGTTATTGCGCAGGCGGAAGACCCTCGGCTTGTTGTCGTGCTTCAGCACCAAGTGCAGGATGCCCTTGAACAAGTCCTTCACGCCGGTCTCAGCCATTGTGCGCGCGTAACTCTCCAGCTTCACCTGAGCGCCGCGAACAGTCGCCGCGACTGCGCCAGCGGTCGAAGATTGCAGTGCGTCGGGTGACAGTCCCTGCGACGCCTTGGACATGCCGGTGCGCTGCTCTTTCACGCTGTCGAGATAATCCATCAGCGGGCGTATCTCGCCGCCTACAGACGCGCCGGTGATCTGCTGAACCATACCGGGCTGACGCGCGCGGATCACACCGCCTGCGGAGCCGTCAAGCAGGTCGTCCAGATTGACCTGACCCTCGACCGCGATCATGCGCGGCAGCGTGCTGCTGTACACGCTGTCGAGGTACTGGCGCATCAGCGTCGTCTTGATCACCTGCAAGTCCTCGGTCAAGTCGTAGACCGAGCGACCCACCAGACGGTGCGGCATCAGGATCGGCGAGCAGACCGCGAACGGCATGTGATCCCACGGCTCATTGTGCAGAATGTATGCGCCGTCAGAGCCAATCGCGCAGATGCGCCGACGCTCGGCAATGCCGTCTCCGTCGAAGTCAATGTTCATTATGCACTCGTGATAAATCACAGAGCGCAGGGTCGGATCGGCGGGGTCAACCCCCGTTGCCGCCTCTAAGTCTTGGAAGCGGTTGTTGACTTCGCGGTCAGTGTCCAGTTCGTTTTCGCCGGCGTACTGCTCGATGATGTCGCGGTCGTAGCCCATCGCCACAAGTTCGCTCACAGTGAGCGACGTGCGGTGCGCCACGAAGTGCGCGTCCTCAAGGTTGCCGGTCGCGTGCCGCGACACAAGAAACTCTTCGGGCGGCACGTTGATTGCCTTGATCTGGCCCGACTTTCGCTTCACCCGGACCGACAGGTCGTACATCACGTCAAGCGGAACCTCGACCCCGTCCTCGTCCATCATCGACTGCGTGACGGTCTCGCGCTGCTCCACGATCTCAATCGACGGGTCGTTCAGCAGCAGCACCATCTCCGGCTCGGACAGGCCGTTATATTCTTCCTCGTCTACTTCCTCGATTTCCTCGTAGAAAT